CGTGCAGATGAGAAGCGTATCAAGGAACTTACTGAGCAACTTGAGGGATTATCCAAGGTGCAGCGTGAGAGAGTCGTCAAGGAAGTCCTAGAGAAAAAAGGTGTAAACCTTAAAGCAGCAAGACTAGTACTAAAAGACTTAGATGATGTTAGCGAGGAGACAGTTTCTAACTGGCTCGATGATAACGCAGATTTGTTTGGAATAAATGTTCCTGCTCAGTCTAATGCAGATAATACATCCCTTGCGGCGCTACGCCAACAGGATGTATTAACTCAAGGTGCGGTTACACCAGACCGTGAGCAAGATTTCGCTACAAGGGTTGACAATGCTCAATCCGCTGATGAACTCATTGCATTACTGCGGTCACAATAATTTAATTCCGTTCATAGTCACTTGGAGGTGACGAAATGCCTACAGTAAATTATACAAGCACAGGTTCTTCCACTCTTGGAGGTACCGCTGGCTCTGCTGGCTTAGTTCAAAAGGCGTATGACCGTCTTCTTGAATTCGCTCTCCGTTCTGAACCACTAATTCGTTCAGTAGCAGATAAGCGTCCAGCAAGACAAGCAATCCCAGGTTCAACAGTTGTTCTACAACGCTATGTTGACCTAGCAACAGCAACAACCGCACTGACTGAGACAGATGATGTCGATTCAGTAGCGTTGTCTACACCAACATCAGTAACCATTACTCTTGCAGAGTACGGTAACTCAGTGTTGGTAACACGTGCATTAGAGTTATTCTCTCTTGCAGATGTAGACCCTGCAATTGCTAACATTATTGCCTACAACCTAGCAGATTCTATTGACTCTATCGCAATGACAGAATTGCGTGGCGGAACAAACGTAATCTATTCAGGTTCAACAGCAACCTCAACTGCAACAATTACTGCAGCAGCAACTCTAAGTTCTGCTAACGTTCTAAAGGCAGTTGCAAAACTACGTGCTAACAAAGCAGTACCTCGTAAGGGTACAAACTTCTGGGCTGGTATCCACCCAGAGGTATCTCACGATTTCCGCCTTGCTACTGACACAGGTAACTGGTTAGTACCAAACCAATACGGTTCTACACAAGACCGCGTTTGGGCAGGAGAAATCGGTGTATACGGAGGAGCATACTTCGTAGAGACACCACGTATGTACAAGGCTGCAGACGGTTCTGGTTCATCTGCTGCTAACAGCGTATACCGCACAATTATTTGCGGACAGCAAGCACTTGCTGAGGCTGTAGCAGAAGAGCCACATACAGTTATCGGACCAGTAGTTGACCGCTTGATGCGTCATCGCCCAATGGGCTGGTATGGCGTATTAGGTTTCAAGCGCTACCGCGAAGAGGCTCTATACAGAATCGAATCAGGTTCTTCAATCGCTGCTTAGTTGATTGACGGTTGGGCACTGTTTCTACGGCGAATACGTGGCAGTGCCTAACAGTAAGTTCATTAAGGAGAACAATGACAAACTATCTATTTAAGACACCAAATGTAGAAGAGGGACCAGCAGGTAATCACAGACTGTTCTACTTTTATAAACTAAATAGAGGTATCAGTATTGCTAAATCTGGTGCTACTTATAAACAAGTAAGATATCCAGTTGATTCAGACATGGCAGAGTATGATGAATTTTATCGTGGTGGTTATACCCATACGGTTGACGATGCAACTAGGTCAGCATTAATTGCTGGGAATGTTGGAGTTACTTCAGCCAACTTTACAGCAATATGAGTTTACATCAAGAGAGAACCCATCCAGAGTTTGTAGAAGGATGCTTTGGTTGCAAGATTAGTACTCTTGAGTTAGCCCCAGGGGATGCTAGAAAACAGATAGCCCAGAAGAAATGGGACGGAGAATTGGCTGCCTATCGTGCTGCAAGAGCAGAAGGTATCCAACCAGGAGGGACAACTTGGCGGCAAATCAATGCAGCACGGGAAGCCTCTGAAAAGTTAAACAAACCATATGATGCAAACACTATGCCAGCGGCACAAAAAATAGACCAACGGGTAGCAAACACAATGCGAGAGGTAGGAATGTAATGCCAAAAGTAGGAAAGAAAAAATTCCCATACACAGCCAAGGGAAAGGCTGCAGCCAAGGCTTATGCTAAAGGCGAGAAGATGGAATCCAAGTCTGAAAAGATGATGGAGATGCGTAAAGGTATGAAGAAAACAACCATGAAGAAAATGGGCAAGAAGAAGTAACATGGCTACTAAGAAACAAAATAGACCATTAAAATCTTCAGTGGTAAGACCTGGTATGAAAAAACCTGGTCCACGTCAGACTAAAGAACTTACAGGTAAAGCAGCATTAGATGCATACCAAAAGTCAATATCTCCTAAAGGTATGGCTAAGACTAAAGCAGACCAAACAGCAGCACTTGATAAGTTAATGAAGAAGCGCTATGGAAAGAAGAAGTAATGAAAGCCAAAAAGGGAATGGGCTTCAAAGCAGCGCAAAAGAAAATTGCGAAAAAACAAGGTATCTCACAGGAGCGTGCTGGAGCAATCTTGGCTGCAGGTGCGAGGAAAGCCAGCAAGTCAGCAATTAAAAAGAACCCTAACCTATTAAAGGTTAAGGGTATGAGAAAAGCAGGACGAGGAAGATAATGTCATCTGGCCAATACAAGCGACATGATGGATTTAATCCAATACAGATTAAAAATGGACTTGTTGTGCGTATTGGCAAGAATGGAATAATCAGACAAGTACTAGGAAAGCAAGGGGAGTATGGCAAGCAAGAAGGACTCAAGACTCGCTAGGGCTGGAGTATCTGGTTTTAATAAACCAAAGCGTACTCCTAATCATCCTAAGAAATCCCATGTGGTGGTAGCCAAAGTTGGTAGTCAAGTAAAGACAATTAGATTTGGACAGCAGGGTGTAACTGGGGACAGACAACCTACTAAACGTCAAGCATCATTTAAAGCACGTCATGCTAAGAATATTGCTAAAGGCAAGATGAGTGCAGCCTACTGGGCGGATAAGGTCAAATGGTAAAGAAAGCATTTTGGGATAAGAAGAACCCTAAGAAAACTTCTAAGAAGTTAACACCAGCACAGAAAAGTGCTGCAAAGGCTCGTGCAAAGGCTGCGGGACGGAAGTATCCCAACCTTGTGGACAACGCTGCTGTAGCACGCAAGAGTAAAAAAACTGCCAAGTAATATTCTAACTAAAGGAAAATATGACAACTACCCTATCTGACATAATGAATGAAATCCAGATTAACCTTGCTGGATATACATATCAACAGGATAGAGCAACTCACTTAACAAGTGCAGTTACTACTACAACATCTCCAATTACCTCTCCAACTATATTAAGTTTGGGGTCTACCGAAAATCTAGGTAAAGGTATTATTGAGATTGATGAAGAGTTAATGTGGGTAGACTCATTTGACCGTGTGGCTAATACAGCCACTGTAGCCCCGTATGGCCGTGGTTATCTAGGAACTGCATCAACTACTCATACCTCTGAAACAAAGGTTAGTATATCTCCTACATTCCCACGCTATGTAATTAAGCGTGCAGTTAATGACGCTATCAGAGCAATGGGTTCTTCTATATTTTCAGTAGCAAGTACTTCATTTACTTTTAATTCTGCAATCACTACCTATGCATTTGAGAATCTAGATATAGATAATATTCTAACAATTATGTGGCAAGAAGTTGGTCCATCTAAAGAATGGATACCAGTAAGACGTTGGTCTTGGGACTCTTTTGCCGAGCCTACATCATTTGGTTTTGCCTCTACTTCAGATGTTCAAACAGTAACTATTGGAGATTACATTACTCCAGGTAGAACTGTTAAAGTTATATACGCAACTGAACCTGTAGCATTTACAACTAATAATCAAGATTTTGCAACACAAACTGGACTACCAGAATCATGTAAAGATGTGGTAGTGCTAGGTGCTTCATACCGTTTGCTTACCTATCTTGACCCAGCACGTGCTGCTCAGGTTAGTCCACAAGCAGACGAAACAGATAGCAAGAGACCATATGGTTCTTCACAGAACTCATCACGTCAATTGCTAGCCCTTTACACACAACGCTTACAAGAAGAAGTACAGCGTCAGCAAGCAGCATATCCAATCCGCATCCACTACAGCCGATAGGTAACTAAATGACAACACGTAAATACTCCTCACGCTCACAGCAGACAACATTATCTGCAGCGCTAACATCATCTGGTACATCCGCTACCGTTGTATCTGGAACTTCCCTTCTTGGTGGAGTTACCATTTCTGCTGGCGAAACCTTTACGGTGGTGATAGACCCAGATACCGCCCTTGAAGAAATTGTAGATGTAAGTGCGGTTGCTACTAATACACTAACTGTTACTCGTGGTGTTGATGGTTCATCTGGCGTAGCCCACTCTGCAGGTGCTGTAGTAAGACATATGGCAATTGGTAGAGATTATCGTGAATCTAATCAACACATTGAGGCTTCATCTGGAGTACACGGCATTGCTTCAACTTCATCAGTAGTTGGAACTAATAGTGCTCAGACACTTACAAACAAAACTTTAACATCTCCTGTTATTACTAGCCCAACAATTACTGCTGGTGCTGGTGCAGAGTTTACCTCTATTACATTTGAGGGTGCTACTGCAGATACTTATGAGACTACACTTTCAGTTGTAGACCCAACTGCAGATAGAACAATTGATTTACCTAATGCTAGTGGTCAAATAGTTCTTAGAGATACTACAGATACATTAACTAACAAGACTTTAACTAGCCCTACAATTTCAGGTAGCCCAGTTATTACTGGTCTATCTAGTGCAGGTATGATTTCATCATCTGCTACTCCAAAGGATTACGTAGATAGCATTTTAGGTTCTGCAACTGCAGCATCTACCTCAGCAGCATCGGCTGCTACTAGTGCTTCATCTGCTGCCACATCGGCTTCAAGTGCAGCAACTAGTGCAACTAGTGCCGCTAACTCAGCAACAGCATCTGCTACCTCAGCATCTGCCGCTGCTACAAGTGCTACTAGTTCTGCAACCAGCGCAACTGCTGCTGCAACTTCAGCGACATCTGCTGCTGCTTCTGCTACCGCTGCTGCAACTAGCGCTACAAGCGCTGCAGCAAGTGCTACTGCTGCTGCTAACTCAGTTGCTACTATTGCTACTTCTGCAACTTCTGCTGCTACCAGTGCAACAAGTGCTGCTACATCAGCCACTAGCGCTGCTACCTCAGCAACAAGTTCTGCTACATCCGCTACCGCATCTGCTACTAGTGCTACCGCTTCGGCTACATCTGCTACAGCATCAGCCACTTCAGCAACTGCATCAGCCACAAGTGCTACGGCTGCAGCAACAAGCGCATCTAGTGCAGCAACATCTGCAACCCTTGCTCAGGATTGGGCAAACAAAACTACTGGTACAGTAGATGGTTCAGAGTATTCTGCTAAGTATTATGCTCAACAATCTAATGCTGCTAATGCGGTTAATAAGACTGACATTAACGCAAAGGGTGATTTAATTGTTGGTAGCGCAGACAATACATATGTAATTTTACCAACAGCCTCAACTGCTGGATATGTCCTATCTGTTGATTCAGCAACAACTTCAGGACTTGTTTGGTCTGCTCCTAATCCTGGCGACATTACTGGCGTAACTGCTGGTACTGGTCTAACAGGTGGAGGAACCTCTGGTTCTGTAACCCTGGCTATTGATACATCTTCTGTGGTGACTTCTGTTACCTCAGCAAATACTACTAGAGTATCTGTAGGTGGAACAACAACTGCTCCTACTATAGACCTAGCGGTCTCTGGTGTAACCGCTAATACTTACACCCTCTCTACTATTACCGTAGATACTTACGGTAGAATCACATCTGCCTCAACAGGAACAGCGCAGGGTGAAACCTTTAATCCACTACTACTGATGGGAGCCTAACCAATGGCAACAACATACAAGGTGCTGGGTCAGGTAAACCCAAGCGCAACAACAGCAACTACTGTATATACCGTACCAAGTGCAACACAGACTGTAATATCAACCCTTGCAATTGTTAATGGTGGTGCTTACCCAAGCACATATCGTATTGCAATAAGACCAGATGGTGAGACTCTGGCTACTAAACACTATATAGCCTATGATGCTACAATAGCCCCACAAGATACAGTTACACTGACATTAGGAATAACCCTAGATGCTGCAGATGTTATTACTGTATTTGCGGGACACGGTTCAATGGTATTCAATGTATTTGGAAGCGAGATTGCGTAATGGCAAAAAAGTATGAACTTCGCAGGAAAAGAAATTATGCTACACCTACTAGTCCAACTACAGGTAGTGCAACTACTAGCGCAGGGACTACAACTATTGCTTATTCGTTTACACCAGCCACTTTTGGTCCTGCAGCAAGTTCTTATAAATTAATTGCAGCAACTACTGCTGGTGCAGAAAAAAGTTCTACAACAATAACTACTACATCTGGAAACTATACAGTTGCAGGTGGTGGTGATACTGATATTAAAGTTGCAGGAGTTAACTATAATGGACAGGGAGCATTAACAACTATTGCTTCAGCATTACCAATTCCTTTTATTTATAGTTTACAATCTACATATAATTCTAGTGGTACTTATACAGTTCCTACTGGTGTCACTAAACTTGCTGGTTATGTAATTGCTGGTGGTGGTAGCGGTGGTACTGGTGGTAATGGTAGAAGTAATCAAGGTTCAGGCGGAGGCGGAGGCGGAGGCGGTTCTGGCGCTATCGTTGGATTTAAAGACTTTACTATAACTGCAGGGCAGACTGTAACTATTACCATTGGCTCTGGTGGCGCTGCTGTTAACTATACACAGTCAGGTGTTGCTGGTGGAACATCTAAAATTACTTATAGTAGTACTGACATTGCTACTGCTAACGGTGGCGGTGGGGGTGGTGTAGGTGGAGATGCTACTGATAACAACCCAGGCGCAAGAGGTAATGCTGGTGCTGCAGGTACTGCTTCATCTAATGTTGCTGGTGCAATTACAATTACAGGAATAGCGGGTGGTCAAGGCGCTGGTGCTGGTCCATCAAATGCTACTGCTGGTGCACTTCAAACTTCAAATTCAAATATTACAGGTGAATCTGCTATCACAGCAATAAATCCATCTAATACTGCTTATGGTTCTGGTGGTGCAGGTGGTTCTGGTAGTGCAACTATTGGTGCTAACTTAACTGCTTCTAGTGGAGCAGGTGGTGGTGGAGACGGTGGAGCAACAAACGCTGGCAATAACCCTGCTGCAAATGGAACTTCAGCAACTGGTCGTGGCGCAGGTGGCGGAGGCGGTGGCGGTGAAGGTTATCTTCGTTGGGGTCCTGGTAATTCAGGTTCTGGTTTTGCAGGTCAAGTAATTCTTTACATAGCATAATAGATTAAGGATAATATAAATGGCATCAGGTAATATATCAGGTGGCGGTAGAAACTACGCAAGACCTACAAGTCCTACTACAAGTAATGCTACTACTACAGCAGACACTACAACAGTAACTGTTACATATACACCAAGTACACTAGGTCCTAGTGCTACTTCTTATTTAGTAACAGGAACATCTACTACTGGTACAACAGTTAGCACAGCATTGACTACTTCACCTACAACTGTTTCTGGATTTAGTGGTGGTTCTACATATACAATTAGCGTAGCAGCACAAAATTATAATGGTCCAGGTGTTGCAATAACTGCTGCTACTGGTTTAGTTATCCCTCAAGTTTATGCACTTCAATCAACTTACAATACTAGCGGTTCATATACTGTTGCTTCTGGTGTTACCAAAATTGCTGCTTATGTTATTGGAGCGGGTGGTGGCGGTGGTGGTGGAGGTCAATCAAACGCAGGTGGTCAAGCAGCACACGGTGGCGGTGGTGGTGCAAGTGGAGCCATTGTTGGCTTTAAAGACTTTACTGTAACTGCAGGACAAACTGTAACCATCACAGTAGGTAGTACTGGCTCTGGAGGTAGTACTAATAATAGTACAGGTGGAGGAATAAGTAAGATTACTTACGGTGGCACTGATATTGCTACTGCTAACGGTGGCGGAGCAGGTGGCGTACTTGGTGGTGGTAGTGCTGGAACTGCAGCATCTAATGTTGCTGGTGCTATAACTGTAACTGGAGTAGCAGGTCCTGATGCTGTTTCACCTAGAACTGGTTCTGCACAAACATCAAATTCAAATATTACTGGCGCTAGTGCTATTACAGCAATACTTCCATCTAATACTGCTTATGGTTCTGGTGGTGCTGGTGGTGGTACTAATGACCCAAGCGTTGCTGGTGGTAGTGGCGCAGGTGGTGGAGGTAATGGCGGTACTGGTGGCTCTAATGGCGGTGGCGGTCAAGCAGGTAATGCTGCAACAGGACTCGGCGCAGGAGGCGGTGGAGGTGGTGGCGGATTTAGCGCTGCAAATCCACAACAAATTGGTGGCGTAGGCGGTGCTGGTGGTGCTGCAAGAATTATACTTTATACAGCATAAAATAAATTAAGGGGACAATATGAAAGAAATAACATTTACTAATGTGC